AGGTACTGTGCTGATTTGCTTTCGCCATTTACCCATACATTGATAGGTGAGATTTGTTTCGCCATTTTTATTTGTTTTATATATTAAACTATTTTAAGGAATCCACTTGCATCTTTATAAATATCTCCCGAACTTAATCCCGTTGCTGAACTTGGTACGTTCGAAAGATTGATAATTCCATCTGATTTTATACGCATTCGTTCTACTGTATCAGTTGTAAACGTAATAAACCCACCCCACCCGACACTTCTTCCACTTGCTATATTTAAAAGACCAGTTAACGGAGTATGCTTTATGTAACCATCTAAACCACTTGCTCTAAATTCGACCCCAAATGGTATGCTTGTTGTTGTGCCATTAATGGTTAAAATTGGAGTAGCATCACTCACCTTCGCACTTCCCGAAACCTGCAACCTCTCCCCCGAATCAACGCTGGTTCCCACTAATAGGTTGCCACCGGAGGTGATTCTAATTCGTTCTGTTGCATTAGTTTTTATTGCAAAATCTGGACTTGCACCACCTGCACCACTATACCAATCACAATTAATTGTTGCTACATTAGAATCCATTCCAAGAGTAACATATCTTCTTGTGCTATCATCTAAAAATATTTTACCTCTTGCATTAAATGAATCAAAAGAAACATAAGGTGTTCCCGCCGTCACACTACTACTAAACCTCCCCGTACCATTCACATCCAACAAGTACGTCCCCTCCGTAGTCGTTCCCAAAAGCAGTCTGCCACTTGCTGTCAGCGTCATTGCTTGGGTTAATGTTATTGCTGAACCCGATGTGCCGGATGGGGCGTTGTACCAATAATGGTTATTGCCGCTTATTTGATAAACTCCGGCAGTTCCATTAGCAATATATTTTGCCCCCACTCCTGCTATTGTAGAGTTATAATAGTTATTTGAAAGTAAAAGAGAATTGTTATTATTATACTGACTTAAAGATGAAATACTTCCTATTTGAAAAACATTCCAATCACTCGCCCACGCACTCGGCACTACTCCAAGACCGAGGTTGCCGGAGGAGTCAATTCTTGCACGTTCAACTGAATTGGTTGAAAACCTTAATGGTATTGCTGAAATTGTACCTATTGTACCTCCTGCATCATCACCATATACATAAGTCTTTCCGGTTGCAGCACCAACAACCATACTCGTTCCTGCTGCATCATATACTTGAAGTTTAAATGTTGGAGTCGCAGTTCCAATCCCCACATTCCCACTAAAATACCCATTCCCCGTGACCTGCAAACGATTTCCGTTGTCAACTACGGAATTTATCAAAACATTGCCACCTTGCGTATTAAAGCACAATGGTTTAAAAGAACCACTACCTAAGTAAGTAGTTTCAATGACTGCCTTATCGTTATCGTGATGTAATTGTAATGTATTTTGAGTTGTTGCATTTGATGATACAATTCTAATACCATCGTAACTCAATGTTTGTACTACTTGAAATCTTGTGCTTGGAGTAGCAGTACCAATCCCCACATTAGTACCATTATCAAATACTAAACTATTCCCCAACGCACTCCCACTTGTCCATTTAGGTAGGTAGTTCGTTGTACCCGTTCCGGTTACGGGGTTGGTTAAAGCGTTCTGCTTATTGTTAAATGTAGTCCAATCGGTGCTTGATAAATAACCATTCGTTGACCCACTCGCTTGGGAGATTGTGAACGCACCCGTTGTGTTATTATACGACAAAGGTGCTGATGCAGTTAATGCAGTTAATGCGATATATGCACTTGGGTTGGAGGCTAGGTAGTAGGTATTGCTATCCAACGATCCATCACCCTTTAGGAATTGTGCCGATGTCCCACTTGCAATGTACTTCTGAAACCTTTGGTTTGCACCACCCGTTCCTATATATAGGTCATTTGTATCGGTAGTAAAAAGAGGTTCGCCAGCACTCCCAGTTGGTAATGACCCCGATGCACCTCTCTTTAATTGTAATTTATACGCCATTGTTGTTCTTTAAAAAGTTCCGTAATCTCCTACCTCAAAAGTCCTATTCGCACTCAAATCATACACCACACCATTTATTGTAATTGTCCTACTATCTGGCACTGCACCGAGTCCAGTCACAGTATAAGTTGGGATGTTAAGCGTAGCACCTATCAATGTCGCTGATCCGCTTGAACCCGTTGTGGTCAATGTAATGGCGTTCTGCTTCGCATTGAATGTTGACCAATCAGTAGAACTCAAAGCACCATTTGTACTACTACTTGACAAACCAAGCGACAAAGCTTGGGTGCTTAAACTCAGTCCATTTGCCGTTCCAAGTGTCACCGCATTGTGCCTTGCGGCAGTATTCGCCGCAACATCACTATTAGCACTCACTCTACCCTCTGTATAATAAAGGTTAGTACCCTCGGTCACTTGCGTTGTGGTATAGTCACCACTTGTAGCAACCACAGCACCAGTACGACCGAACACACTCGTAACCGCATCTGTGTTGTCATCAGTCCAACTCGCGGTGATAGTTCCAGCATCTTGTTGGGTGAGGGTCAAGGTCTTGGTCGTAGTACCCGTTACCGATGCACTCACAATCATATTATTGTAAGATGCATCCCAATTGATTGTATTGTCGGTAAGATAGCTTATTGTTCCACTTGTACTCTTTACAATACCAGTACCACTTAATGCGTTTTGCTTATTGTTAAAAGTTGTCCAATCGGTTGAACTCAAATATCCGTTCTGACTTGCACTCGCTTGTTGGATGGTTAAAGTTGGTGTCTTGCCACCAGTTGAAAACAAAGGTGAAGTAGCACTAACACTTGTAACCTTCGCATTGAATGTTGTCCAATCGGCAGAATCCAAGTACCCTGGTTGTGATGCATTGGCAACGGGGATTGATACTGTGTTTACCGATCTTGATAGAGGTGCGGAGAAAGTAAGTACATTCTCCTTACCATCAAAAGTCAACCAATCAACATTACTCAACTTACCCGTATTGCTTCCACTCGCAACTGGTAGGTTGAACGTATGAGTGCTTGTAAGAGATTGTATATTAAAATCAGTCCCACTCGTACCAACCGCAAATGTCTGACTCAATGCAGTCAATCCATTGAGTGATGTGATTCCGGTGTCAATGTCAGAGGATGGAACCCATATAGACCCATTATACTTCAATACGCTACCATTGACCGCACCACTTGTGTTTACATCATGCAACTCACCGAGTTCCCATCCGTTCATCACCTTGACATAAATCTTACCATGATTAGCGTGAGCATACTCAACGTAACCAATCACAATAAGATGTTGAGGTGCTGCGGGTTTTATGTTTGTAATCGCACCAGGTGTAGTTGGACTCAAATAAAGAACATCACCATCCACCCATGTTTCTCCTTGCAAAGAACCAGTTGTGTTAATGTCCTCTAACTGACCAACTGTGATGATGAAACCTTCTTGGTTTGTAGCGATTGTTTCAGTTACCAATCCTATTGTATCAGCACTATTGTTGTCGTTGTTTGCTTGTGCAAATGCAACTGCCAATCTTTGACCTGCTGCACCACTAACCCTAACCGCTTGGTATGCTGCCTTTGTTAATGTGGTATTAGGAGTAACCTTATTTACAATCCTTGCCACTAAGTCAACACCATTCTTTAGTATAACAGTGCCACCTTTTAGCGTTGTTTCACTACTTCCAATTGTATTGTTCCATCTTGTTGTTCCTACTGTTGCCGTACCCGTTGGAGATACATCAAGAGTTAATTGACCTGCTTTTAGTTCATATTCGCCAAGATCAACATTTGTTGTTGCCCCAACATAAGGTACATAACCAGTCAAAGCAGGAAAAGTGGCAAGAGTGCCATCACCACGAACATATTGCAATGTAGTGCCAGACCCCGTTACTGAGATAGTGCCATTAGCCGTTAGAGGCGTATTGCTGACACTAAATGCACTTGGCATAGACAAACCAACTGAGGTAAGTCCGGTGTCTATATCACTCCAAGAAGCTTGTATAGTGCCACCATCTTGTTGGTTAAGAGTAAGAGTCTTGGTTGTTGTGCCACTAACACTTGCACTATTTATCTTATCATTATAGGCTTGATCCCACTCACTTTGTTTTGTGGTTGTTGGAAGAGAGTACCCCGAAGCATAAGTAACCGCAAGAGTACCTGACTGCGTTAATGGACTATTTGCAACTGAGAACCCAGTTGGCATTGTAAGTCCAACACTCGTAATAACCGTAACCGCACTTGATGATGAATAGTCCAAGCTTATGTAAACTGGTGCTATATCATTACCCGCAACTGTTATATTGGTAACATCATACGTTACCTTTATAACCGGGTTAGTTACATTATATACTATCTTTATTATCGTTGCCATCTAAGATGTTATTTGTGTATCAACTTGTACATATCCTTGCATCCAAGTATATGAGTTTGCTCCAATTGATACTTGCAATTCATAAGTAAACTCACCAGCGGTGTAGCCATTTGTGGTAGTAGGACTAAGCGTAACCCTTCTTGTAAAGTTGTCTATTTGTGCAAAAGTAGCATCCAACCACTCAAATATAACCGTTCCACTCGCGTTCTTTGCTTGTAACTTAAATACATAAGTGCTTACATTTATAGGCGTTGTTTCGCACTCATCATCATAAAATGCGAGTGTCATCACCCATGTATCGCCCTTCTTTATCGGCCTTAAATTATGTTCGCCTATCATATTGTAAATTTAAGATAAATTGTATTATAATGCGATATAAGCTGCAATAACAGTAGTACCATTTAATGCAGTTCCTAAGTTTATAACAAATGTTCCAGGAGTAGGCTCGGTAACAGTATAATTGTAATACCATTTGCCACCATATCCTACCGCTACAAGCTTATGGGTAGCTGTATCTCTACTTGGAATAACACCAAGTGCTACTACCTCATCATCAACAATTGTTAGTTCAGTAAACCCAGCAGTCCCTTGTAAAGTATAATTATAATTAGCGATACCACCAACTGTGCTATCAAGTGTTATATCTTGTATATAACAATCAAATTGATATATACGATAATTATTCTGAGCATCAATCATGTCAAGAAAAGCTATGTACTTTGTATCGGTTCCACTAAAGAAATCATCAAAGAATCCAATCGGATGCATATAGTTTTGTGCCATTTTTACCAATCCGCTTCCGCTAATTGTGAAGCCTCTTCTTCCCGTAATATATTCCCTATATAAACCATTGGTCTTAGGTGCTAATTCCAAGAAATCCCTACTCATCGTAATAGATGAGTTCTTGGCACAAGCCAATGGATAGACATTATTCTCGTTGAGATATGCTATTACTAACCCTTCTGCTTTTACTGGATCTGCCATTATTTATATATATAACCTGATTGATATGGTGGATATAGTGAATCGTTATTGTTAAAAATAAGGTAACTACTTGTAACAGTTAACGATGTAATACTCGGACTTAATGTTAATTCAATGTCATCATTAGTATTTAAAATTACATTATTTACATCAAAATCCAAATCAACTGCAAATGGACTTGATGTTGCTGTAATATTTATAGTTTTTAAGATAGCAGTATTTGTATAAAGTGTAAGATTTACAAGTACAGGAGTGCTTGAAACAGTAATACTTCCAACTATTCTACATTTAAAATCAATTGTTATTGTTGGAACACCAGTATATCTAAGTTTATTACCAGTAATTACGCTAAAATACTGACCATAATTAAGCGTAATTGGCACAAGACCATTTGTAGCTGCACTTGTATAAGTAGCACTTGTATTGATAAGGAAATCCCTATCATTGTCATATACTTCTACCAATGTAGCTTGCCAAGTAGCACTTGCAAAATCAATCTCTTTCATATTTGCTATATAGTATAGCTTATTTGGGTCATCATCAACAAATTTTATTGTGTTAATTAAACCAATAGGTTGTGACCCGTATTTTAATCCGAAAAAGTTTACATCAATTTTATTACGATGGAATCTTGTTCTCTCCCAATTCGCTATTAAGTTCTGCTTCTTGAAAGGATAAGACTCTTTTTGGTATCTGTATCTGTACCAGGTTGGAGTTGTTCTTAATGCATTATCTGCATCAAAAATACAACCCATTAGATTTGAGTTAGGCAAATCCTCCAAATATATCTCATCATCAAAATTTGCCCTAATATCTTCGGCTTTTGTAAATTTATCGTAATCGCCTGATATTTGATCTAAATATCTTCCATTTACTTTAGTGTCAATACTAAATTGAATATCTTTCCAGTTATTATCGTAAGATGAATTTTGTGTATTACTTAATAATAATCTTACTATCCCATCTCTAATTACTGGTTCACTTGTAACAGTAAATGACAAATATCCATTTTCACTTGTACTATTATCACCTGGAGTAATAGTAAAATAAGTTTGGTTAGCATAAACCTTACTATCCCAAGTTGATGGGTAAATATCCCATACACCATCATTAGTCAAAGATGCTCTAAACGATGGTGCTGCATCAGCTTTATACAATAATTGACCAACTTTAAATGTAGGAATAGGACTTGATATAACACCGGTTTGATTCCATCTCCATTTAAAAGATAATGTAATTATATCTCCAGTTGTTACTTGAACATCACAACTTTGCCACCAGTTAAAAAATGTACCACTTGTTTCATTATCTAAGTAAAGAAAACTATCTGTGACTACACCAAAAGAATCTAAAGTATCTTTTCTATAATGGTCTTTTGTAGTAGCAGTTGGACTTTCTCTTGTGCCAGTATATGCATCCCAACTATCTACATCATAAAGATTAAATCCACTACCAGCAGTATTTAATGCACCTCTACTTAAATTTTGATTACAAATCAATTCACTTGGCAATTCGTAAGTAAAATTAATTTGGTCAATCTTTGTTGGTCTATTAATAAAACGCAACATCTCTGGAGCAATAGGTTTTATATCCTCATTGACTCCTACCTCAATATCATATCTAACATTGCTAACTGTTGTACCTAAAAGAGTAATATTGAACTGTCTAAGACTTTGAGTAGTTGGCATAAATAACTCCTCTGGTCTAAATATTATCCACTTTCCCTTATATTGTAAAAGTGTTTGACTAAATGCTGAATTAATCTTATCAAGTACATTATATTTATTATCATACTCTCCATCACCAATACTAAATGTTCTTGCATCTATATAACATTGACCTATTGATGGAGCATCAAGTATCGGATCCATTGAGGAATGGTATAGATTGCTTATTACCCTATGCTCTACAAATGTCTGTATAGTACCATAAGCAGCGTATTGTATCAATTCCCATGGAGTATATCTACCAATTAATTCATCCCCTGCATTGTCCGCTAAAGGCTGGTTCTGCAATAATCCAAGACCCTCTGTTGCTTTTAATGATATAATGTGCTTTTGGTCTTGCCAACTTTCTTGAAAATCATCTTGCAATAAATATCCATACCAGTAATATTGTACTGCACTTAAAAACTCAAAAGCTACATAGCAATATGTGTCTGCATTGCTAAGAAAGTCATCAATTGATACAGTTGGCTGACTAATAAAATTTATAGTAGCTTGTTGAGGTCTTAATGGTTTATAAATATCTTCATCACTATTAAACTCTTGCAATACAAATGGATTTGATGCAGGTTCAAGATCAATAATACTACCACTATATCCATCTATATAAAAATCAACTTTGCAAGTATCATCTTGCAATGTCTTAAAAGTAATTCTATATTTTATTCCGTATGCCATTATCCAACCCTTGATATTTGTGCGTTAGTCCTATTTATTGATCCAACTAAATCTGTTCCTCTTAAAACTAAATCTATCTTTTGACCTCCGCCTGTTGCCAATGGTCTTACGCCTTCAAATCTTGTATTTGCTCTAAATGCTGGAAGTATATTACCTATTGCAGAAAGAAATCCTCCACCTTGTGATAATCCTCCTGCAATTGGGCCTGCAAAAATAGTACCTAATAATTCTACTATTTTTGATGCTGCAATCTGTGCTACAATTTTAGCAATATTAGCTTTAATATTTTTCGCAAATTCATCAAATGTAAACTTACCAGTATTGATAAAATTCTCAAATGATTCTGCAATTGGATTAAAGAATACACCATCAATAACTTCTTTTGCCAATGCAAATTCTGCTGCAATAGCTTGTGTATCTAAAAACTTCTGATTTTTTATAATTTTAGCTTCACCAGAAATTATTGTTGGTACAAGTTCAGTTGCTCTTTCTTTAGATGTTTCTTTTCTATATTTAACTCTTGCTGCAATTAATTTATCAATAGATTTAACTTGTAAATTAGTTTGCCCTATTACATATCTTGAAAATGCTTGTACTGGGCCTAATGCATTGCTTTCTCCAGTTATATTAGAATAAAATTCTCTTTCCTTTGCTTGTTTTTTTGTACTATCTGTTAATTTTCTTGTCTGTAAATCTATTTCTGCAATACCTTTTATTGTTGGATCAAGTAAATTAATATAAGATTGTGCAACTTTATTTAACTTTTCTTGCTCTATTTTATTTTGTTTAATACTTTCTTTAGTATTATTAATTGCAATAAGTGCTTGTTGGCTTGCAGTTCTACCGGCACCAATTATAACTTCTCCTTCTTTTTTAACTTTATTATACGCAGCTTCACCGTTTGTTAAATCTTTTTGTAATTTCTTTTCTTCAATTTGAAGTGCAGTTAATTTCTCTGCATTTGAAGTTAAAATATTTGAAATAGCTGCCTCTTGTGCTTTTAGAATTAATAATTTTTGTATTGCTTTTGCATTTGCATTAATTATTTTTACTGATTCAGCAGTAGAAATATTTTCAAGTTTTATACCAGCTACAACATCAGGCCTAATTTTATTTAATTCAACATAAGCAGCTTGCCTATCCTTTAATGGTTTAGATAAATCGGTAAGAACTTTTGTAAGAATAGTTATTTCTGCACTTTCTGTCGCAGATGAACCTATTCCTTTTGCTAATTCTTTATTATATTCATTTTGTGCAACTGCTAAAAGATTTGTTTTACCAAATAAAGCATCAATAGCATTACCAAGTCCGCCATACTTCATTGTCAATGTTGTGACAATAGCGGTTACCGCACTAAACGCAAGAAATATACCAGCAGGCCCCATTAATGAACCTTTAAGTTGTGATAATACAGAAGCACCATTTTTTGCTTCCATATTCATCTGACCAAATCCTTGTATAATACCTGGTAAGTTGTTCTGAATACCTATAAAACCAAATGGTAAATCTTGTAGTGTTAAAGATAATGCCGTTAATGAGTTTTGTGATGCCTTGCCAAATGACCTTGTTGATTCAGCCATTTTTTCTGTGCTTTTTTGAAAAGCATCAGAACCTTTTTGTGCAGTAGTATTTACTTCATTTATGGATTTTTTTAAATCGGCATAGAATTTAGTAAGCTTTTGCGAAGCCTCTGATACATTTGCACCTACTTGTATATCTAAACTCATTTTCCTAAGCGTTTAAAGATTTCTCTCATCTCATCTTCACTCATCACATTTTCGATATGCTCATCACCTGGTAATTCCCACAAAGCCTCTGGTGTTTTAGGTGCGGTCTTTGGGTCACCCATTAACCGCACCATTGTAAACATCAAAAGTCTTGTTTGCTTATATGCATCAATTTTCTTCCTTTCATTTCCCCTTATCATCAAAGAAAACTCCCTTGGACTTATTGAATAGAAGTCATTTGGCAAAAGGCATAAATCACCAAACGCAAACGCTTCTATTTCTTCCCACGAGTAGTCTTTTTTTTTGCTTCTGGTTTCTTCTCTTCTTCTTTTTGTTTCAAGAACTCATTTGAACTCCAAACTTGTATGACTGACTTTACCTCATCCAATACTTGTTCGTTAGTTAAATTAGCCTCTATGAAGTCTACAAAGAACTCAAAGCTATGCTCAATCTCCACATCCTTTATCAAGCAATTGTTGTAATAACCACTATACAAAATATGAGCAATCCCAATCTCGTTTAGCTCATTATTTGAATATGCTTTACCTTCTACGAATTTATCTGAAAGGTATCTGAAAGATGCCATTCCAAATTTTAGTCCAAGTTTAGTATCGTTAATAGTAATAGTAGTATAATTCATAATTAGGCGGTTACATCAACAATTCCGGTAGAGGTTACAGTACCAGAGAAATTGATAAATTCAGTAGTAGATTGATTGAGAGTAAGAGAGGTAATATAACCAGTGAACTGATGATAATAAGCAGCACCAGCACTTGAACCACTTACAACTGGGTTTTGAACCCTTACACTAACAAGTGTTTTGCCAACCATTGCTGCAAGCAAATCTTCGTAAGATACTTGTGAAACGCTTGGAGAAACTTCGCAAATTGCATCAAAGTCAACACCCATTGTTGCATCGGCAACTGATGTCAAAGGCCCGCAATTTGTTTGCTCTGTGGTGGAATCAACAGTTGTATTAACTGAAGATGTACGCAGACAAACGAGATTCTTATATGATGAGCCACCAGCTACATCAATCTCTACGTTCTGCAATGATCCTAAAATCTGTCCCATTTTATTCTATTTTTGAATTATTGAATTGTTGATAATAAGTATCTTTCTATTTATAAAGTTATTTCCTTCTTGCATAGTTAAGTATCTTGATGATGTTCTTGCTGTGGCATATATCTGAAATTCAGCATCGCCCATATCCTTGACACCAGTAGTAGGTATTAACAAAGTTAAGATTTGGTCAGCAATATCATCAATTATTGCATTATTTCTTGTCATATATTGTTCGCTAAATATATCAATTACCACATCAGCACCAGATACGAACAATTGGTTGTTATTATCAGCCGTTTCTGTTATATCACCAATAATGACATAATTCTCCGGAACTGTGGAAAATGAGTCAGTTCCATAAACGGGAACATTCCTACCATTGTAGGAAATATTGCCATTTAAGACTGACAAGTATTGTGTTCTTATATTATTGCTACAATCTTTCATTCCGTTTTAATACTTGCTTAATGTTGCTCTGTAAAGATACTAAACCACTTGTTACACTTGGGTAAAAATAAGGTGCTGGCCTCATCCATCCCCTTCCGTTCACATAATATTCTCTTGCCAATGCTTGCCACTCTGCTTCCTTTCCAGGGTATTGTGGAAAGTATTTACCCGTTCCAAACTCAATATATGCAGCCATTGGGTCACCTGGGTCGCCAGCAGACAATTGATACATAAATGGTCTAACCTTGGTTGATTTAATTGATGCCCTTATCTCTGGATTGTCAGCACTAAATATACCTTTTGCAACAGTTGCCATTTGTTCTACTCCGGCAGCTAACTCCATATCAATTTCATTAAAACGAGCATCTGCTTTTTGCTCCAAAGCAAAAATTGTCTGCCTTAATCCTTGAATATTTATGGATAATGCCTTTGCCACCTATATCACTACTTTTTTATACTGATGATAGTTCAATCCATCCCAATTCGGGAACTCCTTCAACATACCCGCTTTCGCATCTCCTTGGAACTTCTTACCCCTATTCTCATAAGACCACGCTGTCAAAGTCAGAATATCGGTAGCCAAATCCTCTGGAATTGAAGAGAATCCACATTGGTACTTAATGATATAAATGCCTGGGGCATAAAACCAAATCTTTCCTCCTATAACCTCAAAATCACTATTCTTAGTCAATACATCATAGGTATTCATCCCCGTCTTAATCTTTACCTCATCAACACAAATCAACGGCCCGTAAGGAACATCAAGAATCCAAAAGCCTTGACTTTGTGGTGTCAACTCTACATTTATCCTTACTGACTTATTTACCAAAGAACAACCAGTCAATTTCTCAATATGCACCCTTGCACCATTAACGAGTGATGAGATTAAGTCATCATCGGTGTCGTAATTGGTAATACGAAGCCAATTCTTCGCATCAGTCAAGCTAACTGGCTCAACGACAGTATCAGCTAATATTGTTATTCCATCTATATATGTCATCTTTAACTATATTTATTAACACTTTCTCTGAACCAACTTTCAAATTCATCAAGCGTTTTTCGTGTATCAAATTCTCTTGATCTTCCTTTCGCTTTTCTTGATGCCCATGAATAGGCTTTTTTGTCATCCAACTTTGTAATGGCTTCAACCCACTCTTTGACATTATCCCTATTTTTGATAAATATACCACCTTTTTCACAATTCTCCCTCAACCCTGGTGTGTCACTACAAATAACCGGAATCCCACTACACATCGCCTCGGTTGCAGTCCTTCCCCAACTCTCGTATTTTGATGGCATTAGTAATATCCTTGTCTTAGCGTACCATTGCTTAATATTAGGCGAATTGGGGACATAAGTCACATTTGGCAATGTTTGGGTTATCTGCTCATCATACGACCCTAAAACGCCTAAAAATGACTTATGTGGCATTGCCCTTGCAATATCCGCAAATATCTTACCGCCCTTGTTCTCGTTTAAGTTTATTAAAGTGATATATTCCGACTTCTCTGGTTCGTTCCCTAAATCATAGTGGTTGTAGTCAACTGGCGGAGTCACTATAAAATTACTAAATTTATAGTTCAAAAGTTCTTTTAACCACTCTGAATTGTAAATAATATGCTGTTTCTTTTCAGCATCTATAATCTCAGGGTATGGGTGACTATTGTGAATTAAATGAAATACTGGTTTTTTATAAAGCTTGGCAGTATGGATTGTCCACCTTGTGTAATCCAAATGGGTAAAAATAGCATGACCCCACCTCATTAACCCATCTATCACATTTGGGTTTGGAGGAAAAACATCAATGCCATCAAAAACGTAATTGTTCCTAATTTTATATTTATTTGCATCGTGTAAAAGAACTCTTATGTTATGACCCTTAGATTGTAGATCTTTAAGCATATAATGTAACATCCATTCCGCACCGCAGTTATGCTCTGGAGGGTAAAGATGTACTGAAGCAACTATATTCATAATGTTAGTATTATATCCGCACCAACTATTTGACCTTTGTATTGTGGATATTTTATGAGTAATTCAGTATAAAAAGTATCACTTATGTAATGGTTCTCAAATTTAAGTTCTTTTATTTTATACTTATTCAAATCAATCGTATTTAATATTCTCTCATCACACCCCTCCGTATCAATTTGTAAATAATATATATCTTTTATATCATACCATTTACAGAACTGGTCAAATGTTATAGCACTTATTGCGATTGTTGATAATATGCTTTTGGGTAATTCTTTTAAATACCTATTCAATGGTTCACCATTCTCGACCAATGAACTGCACCCATCTAAAAATGATGATTCCTTTGAAATCCACTCCGGCTTTACAAATGCCATCTCTACGCTTCCATCATTGTCCGAAATAAAAAAGTTGTAAGCATTTGCATTTGACAATTGTTTTACATTCTCTTTTAGTCTATCAAAATAGTATGGTACTGGTTCAATGAAATATGCTTGATAGTCCGTTTCATCCTTTAGTCTATCAAATATATTGTCATGGCTTACGCCATCCATTGCTCCAATAATAACGTAATTTTTCATAGTATCTAATTAAAAAAAGGGGTGGCAAGAATACCACCCCCGATCATACACTTTAAAACAATCAAACAAGAGATTATATAGCTCCGTAAACTGAAGCACTTGGTTGGAACTGAAGAAGTTCGCAACGAGCCTCACAACGGAAGGTAATCAGATTCTTGATGAAGTCATCTTGGTCAAACTCTGTGCTACGAACATTCAGACCAGATTGTTGTGCAATTGCATACTTAGTAGTATCCATTACATAAATCTTAGAAGCTGTAACCAAAGAATGAGGGATAACAGGAATACCTACGATCCTTACATTACCATTGTTGTCGATAACCATTCCACCAGGAAGTGAATAGTCACTTGGCTTGGTTTTCAACATAGCAGCCCAACCAGCATGAGTTGTCAAAGCGAGGTTAGGAGTCCAGTTCAAAGCACCAAGTTGAGCAACGTAATCAATGAACTTCTCAGCGGTGTTAGCACCAGAAGAAACACCAGCAGTTGCACTTGAAGCGATGGCGTTCAGATAATAAGTATCTTCTGCCTTTTGGAAATCTTCAATCAAAGACTGCTGAAGATAAGCTTGCAAGAATGGCAAGTCATCAATCATTTGGCGAGAAACTTTAGCGTAACCAGCGATGAATGACAGAGCAGTATTTACAACTGTTACATCATAATCAACTTGTGGTTTATCGTTACCTTCAGTTTGCTTACCGAAAGAACCTTCACCAACGGGGGTGTTACCACGAGGGAAAGAAACAGAACCGGTAGAAACTGGGATGATGTTGAAAACTGAACGAAGATGAGGGTTAACATAAGACCTCAAATAAGCGTTGTCAACATAAGAGGTGTAAACAGAACCAGTCAGGTTAGTACCGATGGTCATTGTTTGTACAGCCTTGGCATCCATTTCGTAGATGAAACCTTTACCATTTCCGCGAGCAGCAGATTTGATGTCGTTCCAACCTTTCTCAATAGCAGTACCAATTTCGTTCTTGATGTTCATGATATGCTCACCATAAGAAGTTGCAACTTTTGCAGTTTCTTTAGCTTGCAATTTTCCGAACTGTGCTTTAGCTTCAAGAACTTCGTTCCTTGCTTCAGAAGCAGTTTTGTTAGCCTTAACCAACTCTTCGTTGATTTGCTCAATGCGAGAATCAAAAGCTTTAGCAGCTTTCTCGGTGTTGGCAGCAACTTCTGCCTTCTGCTCAGCGAGTTTTGCTTCAAGAGCAGATTCAAACTTTTTTAAATCTTCCATTTTACTTTAATTTAGAATTTGTTTAAAATTGATATTAGTGATTGCTCAAACTCCTCGTTATTCTTTTGCTGCACTGGTGTTTCCTCAACTGCCAATGTGCTACTCGCTTTCTCTATCG